AATGTAGTATTAAAAGTACAGTCAGTCATAAGTAAAAATTTTTTTGGTTACATTCTAATTGCTGGAACAGTAGCACAACAAAAACATAACTCTTTATAAGGAAAGTAAGAATGGCAAGTACATATACTACTCGCATCAGATTAGAAAAACAGGGCGATGGAGAAAACCCTAATAGCTGGGGTGCAATTCTCAATCAGAATGTAATTGATCTGGTTGATGATGCTATTGCTGCATACACTACTGTAATTGTATCTTCTGCAGATGTAACTCTAACAGCCGCTGATGGTACAGCAGATCAGTCTAGGTCAGCTTTCCTTGAATTATCAGGTACTGTCTCTGCAAACCTTAATGTAATTATACCTGAAGAGTCAAAAGGTTTTATTGTTAACGATAAAACAACAAGAGAAAATTCTGCAACAATTACTTTTAAAACTGATGCAGGTGCAGGTTCTGCAATATCTGAAGGTGCAATTGCACACATTATTTCTGATGGTGTTTCAGTATATGGTTTAAATGCACAAGGTTTTGATCTTAGTTCTACCTTTGCTCTTATTTCAGGAAGCAATACATTTACTAATGTGAATGCATTCTCAAGTGCTGTAGGGTTTGCTACAAGTATTTCTGCTACTGAAGCATTTGTTAGCAATGCTGCATTTAATGTTGTTACTACATCAATTGAAACTGTAGGTAAGGCAACATTTACAGGGCAGGTTGCAGGTACACCTGTTACTCTTACTGATGCAACTTCTATTGCTCTTGATCTGTCTTCAGGTACAAACTTCCTTGTTACGCTTACTGACAATAGAACACTAGAAAATCCTACCAATACTGCATTAGGTCAGACAGGTCATATCTATGTTATTCAGGATGGTACAGGAAGCAGGACGTTAGCCTTTGGAGATTCATTTAAGTTTATTGGTGGTACAGCACCTACAATGTCTACTTCAATAAATTCAGTAGACCTTCTTGTATATAATGTAAGAGGCGTGTCAGCTATAGATACAGTTTTTGTTTCATCTTTTGGATAAAATATAAATGTCTTCTACTGCATCAACCCTTTCTAAATTTAATTTTAGACCCGGTATTCGCCGTGAGTCAACCCAGTATTCTGAGGAAGGTTCATGGTACGATTGTGATCGTGTAAGATTTAGAGAAGGTAAACCTGAGAATATTAGAGGTTATCAAAAGCATACTACCAATGATATACTTGGTATAGGCAGAGACTTAAAGACTTGGATTAATAATAATACAATTAAACTACTATCTGTAGGTACAGAAAAGAAACTATATCTTCTTTACAATGATTGGCCTTATGACATTACACCAATTGTAAGTACAGTTAGTATTGGTGATATTGGAACACAGGGTAGCTTCTCTACCAGTGCAGGTTCTAATCTTATTGAGGTAAGCCTTAATAATAACGGCGTTAGTATTGGAGACTTTATTAATTTTTCTAATACATCTATCAATGGATTTGGTACAAATGGTATAGACTTTTCTACTTCAGCATATGGTGGACCTACCTTTGAAGCTGTGAGTGTATCAGGATTAAATCGTTTTTATATTAGTGTTGCAAGCATTGCTACAAGTACAGAGACAAATCAAGGTCATGGTGTAGCAGGTTTTCTTCTTGCTACAGGACAACTAAATCCAATTCAAGGTTTAGGTTATGGTGCAGGAGTATATAATGCTGGTGCTTCTACAACAGGAGTGCGTGCTTGGAATGAACCTGCTACCGCTTCTAATATTACTTTTCTTGCAACGCAGTGGTCTTTGGATAACTTTGGTGAAGACCTTCTTGCTGTTCGTCGTGGAAGTAACTTACTTCACTGGGATGCAGATGCAAGTACTGCACCAGTAAGAACTTCAATTGTAGGAACTGCTCCCTCTCAAATAAATAGTATTGTTGTTTCACCTAATGATCGTCATGTTATTGCTTTTGGAACAGAAGAGTATGGTACTTCTACATTCAATCCTCTTCTTATCCGTTGGTCAGATCAGGAAGATTATTCTAACTGGATACCTTCAGTTTCTTCTACATCTGGTGAACTGCAGTTAATTGATGGCACACAGATTCAGGGTGGTATTCGTTCTCGTAATGCTATTCATGTATGGACAGATAAAGCAATGTATGCTTTGCAGTTTGTTGGTCCACCATTTATATTTAACCTTACACAACTAGGTTCTAATTGTGGATTAATTGGTCCACATGCAGCAATTAATGTGGACGGTGCAAGTTTTTGGATGAGTGACAATAACTTCTTTATCTTTGATGGAAGAGTAAGAAAACTAGATTGCACAGTAAGACGTTATCTTTATGATGACTTTAATATGACTAACAAAGATAAAGTCTTTGCAGGAGTTAATTCAGAGTTTCACGAAATTATATGGTTGTATCCTACAGCTAACTCTTCTGAACCTAATGCCTACGTTATCTACAACTTTATGGAAGAAACATGGTATTATGGTACGTCTTTCTATACAACATTTAACAACAGTGATGTATTCCTAAATACAATTGCAACAGGAAGAGTTTCTGCTACTGCTGATACATATATCTGGGACAATGAACCTACATCTGTCTTTACTGGTGATGGTCAAGCATTGTCTTCCTTTCTTGAGTCTGCAGACTTTGACATTCAAGATGGCGATCAGATTATGTTTATGAATAAAATTGTTCCTGACTATACAATAAATCAAGGATCAATTAGATTTTCAATTAATACTAAAATGTATCCTGCTGGTGGTGCAATTGAAAAAGGACCATACACTATTAATAATGCTACACAAAAGATTGACTTTCGTGCACGTGGAAGACAGGCAAACATTAGAGTATCTACTGCTGACTCAGGTACTTCATGGAAGTGGGGTAGTGTTAGACTAGGACTACAACCAGATGGTAAACGCTAATGGCTTTTCTTTATCCTGAACTACCACAGTATGCGCACTTAGATAAGAATGATGTAGAGAAGTTATACAACTATCTTGTTTCATATGCAGGAGAACTAAAATTTCTTCTTGAGGCAAGGGATACACAGGTTGATAACTCACCTGCTTCTAAAGTTTTAACAGTAGTCACAGTAGCTTCTATAGGAAGACCTGCTAATGGAGATGTAGTATTTGCTGCAAGTGCAGGTAAGTATAGAGGTTATGTAAGTGGAACAGGATGGGTGGACTTTCACTAATGTATGATATAAATAAAATGGCACAATTCTTGCAGAGTAGTAATTACATACAGAATGTAAATACTGGATCAGTACAGCCACCGGAGTATACTACAGGTTCACCTATGGCATATTCACAAACTCCATTGTATAATAATCCTAATACGTTACATGCTGACATGACACAAATACAATCAAACTATCTAAATCCAAAACAGGTACTGTAATAATGAATTATATAAACCCCAATGCACCAGCAGCAGGACTTACTCGTTTACTTAATATGCGAGACAACAACCCTGCCACACAACTAGCCTATGTTCCTACAAAGGACATTGCAGCTATGGGAAGTATGGGTGGACTGGAGTTTAATCCTTACTCAGGTATTCCACAGGCACGTGGTATTGCTGCAGTAGCTGATGGTGGTAGTATACAGAATGCACCACTAGCACCTGTAGCAAATGAACTTGCAAGCCGTGGACGTTATGGTGACAGTATGTTGTTGCATGTACGTCCTGATGAACTACGGGGACTTGCATCTCTTGGTACATTAACAATCAATCCTGATACAGGACTACCAGAAGCATTTAATTTTAGATCACTTCTTCCTGCAATAGGTGGTGCAATTGGTACTATGATTCTTCCCGGTATAGGAACGGCTATTGGATCATTTGTGGGTGGTCTTGCGGCTGGACAAAAGCCGGGACAAGCTGCACTAGGCGGTTTAATGTCAGGTGTTACTGCAGGAGTTATGCAGGGACTTTCACCAGCTGGTTTTGAGCAAGGTGTTGCTCCCGGTGCAGAAACATTTGGTGGAGGTATGTTTGGAGAAACTTTAAGTGGTGCAGCAGGACAAAGTATGCAAGCTGCAAGTGCTGCTAGTATGCCTTTAACTACACAAGTAGGATCAATCTCTTTATCTGGAAGTGGTAATTTTGGTGGTGGTATGTTTGGAGAAATACCTGCTGCGGCTACAACTGCTACTGTTTTACCTGCTCCAACAATAGATACATCTCTAATTAGTAAAGGAATAAGTCCCGGCGAAACTTATTTTAAATATACTGGAGAAACAACTAAACCCGGTGCAATATCTAAATTTTTTGGTGCTGAACCTTTAAAAACTGGAGATGTGCTTTCAAGACAAGCAGCTATTGATAAAGGATTTATGCCATCTGATATTACTATATCAGAAAGAGCAGGTCAAGTTCTTGGTGATCCTCAAACCTATATTGGTGGAGCTTTAACTACACTAATGCAACCACCAGAATATGAAGAATTAGATATACAAGAACCAACATTAGGTCCATCCTATGTACCACGTGAACGTACACTTGCTGGTGGTACACAGTCACCTGCTCGTTCATCAGAAGAATATCTTCGCATGGCACTAGAGGGTGGTTATCAACCACTATCAGAACAGTATCGTTATGCTGCACAGGGTGGACTTGTAGGTTTGGCAGAGGGTGGACAAACTAAACAATTTATTGATCAGCCTGAATTAACTCAAATGTCTATAACACCAGAAAGTCAGAGAGTAAGTAATGATACTTCTCAATCTCAACAAAATATATCTAATAGATTTTTTGATGAGTTAGAAAGTAAAGGTGGTGTTACGGCTATGATTTCTCGTTTACTTCTAAGAAATAATCCAGAAGCTATACAATTTGTAAATCAAAATGTTTCAATTCCTAATTCTTCTTCTGGTGGGTTAAACTCATTTGATACAGCAGATAGAGGACTATACACAAAATATACTGGCGGTCTTGTTGCATTGCAAGAAGGCGGCACACCTGAACAGGGAGTATTGCAGTCACAACTATCACCAGCAGTACAACAACCATCAGCACCACCACCAGTGCTACAACAGCAGGAACAACAGATATCTGAACGTGCACGGCAGGACGAACTATTACAACGTGATCAGGCAATGTCACGTGGACAACAATTTATTGAACAACCTACAGGTAATCAGCAAATGTTTCAGCAGATGCAAAATGTAGGTCAAGTTATTGGACGACAACTAGCACAAGGACCAGAATCATATGCAACTCCACCGGGTCAGTCAGCCGCTCCTTCTTCTTTTGTTTCTGGTACTAGCTTTGGGTTTAACACAGGTGGGTTGGTAGGGTTAAGAGAGGGAGGAGATATTCCTCAAGAAGAAAGTATTGAACCTTATGTTTCTTTTTTAAAAGAAAAAGAAAAGTTTAAAGCCAAGCCCTATATACCTACAAAAGGAGACAAGCCAACTATAGGTTATGGTCATACAGAAAATGTAAAAATGACAGATAAAGAAATAACAGAAGAGCAAGCTGACTTATTACTAAGAAGCGATATAAGAAAAAGACTACCTAAAATTAAAAATAAAATAAAAGATTTTAATTCTTTTCCGCAAAGTTTAAAAACAGCTATGGTAGGTGAATGGTTTAGAGGAAGTTTAGGTGGTAGTCCTGAAACTATAAAATTAATTAATGCTGGAAAGTATGATGAAGCAGGAAAAGAATTTTTAAATAATGAAGAATATAGAAAAGCAGAGGAAAGAAAAAGATCAGGAATTAAACCTCGTATGGAACTTGTTTCTAGTGAACTAAAAAAACTATCTGATTTAACAACTAAAGACATGTATGATGATAAACCTTTTAGTTCTGTTTATTCAGGTATGCCCACTGTACAAAAAGAAACTCAAATGGCTAAGTTATCTGATACAGAAAATGACGCAGGAATACTTTCCATACTAAGAAATATACTTAGTGGTGAAGATAAACAATATGAAGTACAATCAGGAGATACTTTATCTGCTATTGCAAAACAACAAGGTATGTCTTTAGATGAGTTGCTTGAAGCAAATAAAAATATTTCTAATCCTAATGTTATTAGACAAGGACAAGAAATAGCTGTTCCTGATCAAAGTTCATTTTTAGATAGAGTACGTGGTGCATTAGGTTATGCACAAGGTGGTGATATTGGTCAGTACTTTGAAGGTCAGGTAGTTGGTAATGGTGATGGTATGTCAGATCAAATACTCTTTGAAGTAGAGGGCAACAATCCTGACAAAGCCTTGCTAAGTCGTGACGAATATGTTATACCTGCAGATGTGGTAGCAATGCTTGGTAATGGTTCTTCTAATGCAGGATCAGAACAGTTAGATAATTTTATTAAAGGTATACGTCAAGATTCATTTGGAACACAAAAGCAACAAAGACAGCTTAATGCACAGCAAGGTTTAGGAGGGTTAGTATAATGGGAGGAGCAAGAGGTGTAACTACAACACCTACAACACCATCAACAGTACCAGCAACACCAGCACCAGCAACTCCACAGTTGGTAAATCGTGGTGCAGGTATGTCTACATTGCCAGTGTCACCAGCAGGTCCAGCAGGTTTTCCAAGTACATCAAATAAAGGTGGTGGTTCTGCTACTCTGCCTTCTCCTACATTTGCTTCTGATCCAGTAGTAGCACAACCATTACCTACACCTGTGCAGAGTAATAAAGGTGGTGGTGTTTCTTCACCTCTTACACCTACACCTACATTACCTTCTTCAGGACTTGCAAGTATTCCACTGTCTCCATATGGCAGTACTGGCTATACTTCTCCCGGTCCACAAATAGATGTAACTGAATTATCTAGGACTAATTTTGATGACGAACTTACTGCGAGAGATACACTACGTAGACTTGAAATAATGGAGAAAAGATTTGCAGATCAAGATGCAGCAGCAGCTAATGCACCTACTGCAGAACAAAGACGGGCAGAAGAAGACAGGCTATTTGCAGAGAGGCAAAGAAGATTTATGGCAGCACAAGGAGCTGGTGGTCAATAACAACAACAATAATAAAGAATGAAACTAATAAGAATTGAACAAAACTGTGTAGAAGTTACTTGGCCTTATGTAAAACACTTTATTAAAAAACCTGTAGACAGGAGCATGAATGAAAGAGACATAGATGATGTTTACCTTTCTCTTCTCCACAATCAAATGCAGCTATGGGTTTTGGCAAGTGAAGAAGAAGGAATACTAGGAGCATGTATCACACAGTTGATACAATATCCAAAATATAAAGCATTGTCTTTACCACTGGTAGGAACTAAGCCACATACAATAAGCAAGTGGTACGAGTACACAATGGACGATAATTCTCCGCTGTTGCAGTGGGGTAAAGAGCAAGGAGCAGTAAGACTTGAGTGTTATGTCAGGGATGGCTGGCTAAAGTACACTAAGAAGTTTAACTTTAAAAAGTATTATACTACGATTGTAAAGGAAATTGAGTAATGGAAGCAAACAAGTTGATCAATGATCTTTCAGTAGCAGAAAAGATTGAACTGTATAACTGTCTCTATGAAGACCTGTCAGGCAAAGGTATTGATGGAGATACTGAACTTGCACATGTCAACGTGGAAGAGATGGCAGTTCTGCGTGCTATGGGTGGATCAGGTACAATCAACCCACATACCAATCTAATTCAGTTTGGTGGTGGTGGTGGTTCTCCTCCACCTCCTCCTACTACACAGACTGTTACTCAACAAGCTACTATTCCTGCTGAACTAAAACCATTCGTTACTGATGTTCTTGAAAAAGCACGCGCAATTCAAGAGCGTAGAGAAGTAGAAGGCTATGTTCCATTCTCAGGTCCACGTATTGCAGAGTTTGCTCCTGAGCAGACGCAAGCATTTGAAAGTGTCAAAGGTCTTGTAGGTCAAGGACAGCAATACTTTGATCCTGCTGCTAGACTTACAGCATCTAGTGCATTTGCTCCTACTGCACCACAAGTATCACAGTTTATGAATCCTTATCTACAGAATGTAGTAGATATACAACAACGTGAAGCACGTAGAGCAGCAGACGTAGAGCGTCAACAGTTAGGTGCACAGGCTGTAGGTGCTGGTGGATTTGGTGGTTCTCGTCAGGCAATTATTGAGGCAGAACAGGCACGTAATCTACAACAGCAACTAGGTGATATTCAGACACGTGGTTTAGCTGCAGCATATGAAGATGCACAGGCACGCCTACAACAACAGCGTGAACGTGAACGTCTTGCAGGTGCACAGTTTGCTACGCTAGGACAAGTAGCACCGGGACAGGCATTCCGTGAGTTGTCTGCACTTGAAGCTATTGGTGCACAAAGACAACAGCAACAGCAACAGGCATTGGACATTGCACAACAAGAATACGAGATTGCTCGTACATTCCCAGAGCGTACACTACAGGATTATCAGTCAATCATTCGTGGTTATGCTGCACCTATTCCTGCATCTACTGTAGAGCGTGCACAGAGGACAACACCTGCTCCTTCATTCTTACAACAAGCTGCAGGACTTGGTGGACTTGCTCTTGGAGCAGCTGCTGCATTTAAAAAGGAAGGTGGACTTGTTGGTTTAGCTGATGGTGGTTCACCTGCTACAGCAGCATCACAAGGTGTTCCTGATGACAGACCTTCTCCATTTCCTGAATTTTTATCTAATTTAGGGCAAAGATTATTTGGTGAAGATGAAATGTCTGAGCAAGAAAAGTTAGAAGAAAGAAGTGCTAGAAAACTTATAAGACAACAGGCTGAAGAAAAAGCTATTCTTGAAGAGGCACTAAAAGATTCTCCTCAAACATTACAAAAAATTCTACCAAAGATTCAAGAACAATCTACTTACGGTAGACAAATGTCTACTCTTCCAGAAAAGAGACAGGCCACAATAGAGCAAGCAAAAAAGATTGAAAAAGAAAATGTTTTAGCTGCTAAAAAAGCTGAAGAAGAAAAAGCAAGATTAGCAGAAGAGAAAAAGAAAGCACAAGCTGCAGAAGCAGCAAAGATACCTTCTGCTTCAGAACCTGCTTTTGGTGACATTGGTTCTCTAATAGCAAGTGAAAAGAACATTAGAGATGCTTTAACTAAAAAGTATGAAGGTCAAGCTGAACTACTAGCAAAACAAAAAGAAGACTTAGGTTATGGCATGGCAGACTTTGCTCAAGGGCTGTTAAAGTTTGCTGCCGCTGATCCTGAAAAGGCTACAACACAACAGTTAGCTGAAGCATTTAGTGATCTACCTGAAAAAGCTAAAGAAGCTACAATACAGAAAAGAGCACTTGAACTTGCTGAATCAGGACTTGAAGCTGATCAAGCAATTGCACTAGCGGACAGAGAAAGAGGTGTTGTTGAATTAAATATTAAACTTAGAAAAGCATTAGCTGATAGTGGTCTTGAACCTCAAGAACTAGATAAGATTTTAGAAATGGCAAGACTAGCAGACGAAAATGTATTTCGTGCAGCATTAGAATCACTTACTCCTAGAGGACGACAAGCTGCTCTTAGTATTCGAGCAGCAAGGGGTATTGATAAAGGTCCAAAAAAACCACGTGCTGCACTAGCAGGACGAGATGTTCCAGTGACAGCAGCTTCTGAAGGAACTAAATAATAAATGTCTGAAGAACAACAGGTAGGAACAACATACGAGGGACTACTACAGGATCAAGATATAATTGATTCTATGTATTATTCTCTTGAGTCGTTAGGTGAACCAGTTGCTTATGGTGATAATAAAGAAATATTAGATACTTTTCTAACAAAGAAAAGATACTTTGATACTAATTTATTATCTACTATGGGTGTTGCTTCTAATGTGGAAGATATGGATGATGTTGATCGTCAACTTCTTGCACGGTCAATGGATGCTGTTGAACGTCTACCTAACTTTGGAGAAGGGTCTGCACCAAAAGGAGCAGCAATTGCAGACTATTTTCTAGCAGGTGTAAGTGATCCTACCAATCTAGCTTCTGCTGTTGCAGGTGCATTTACTCTTGGTGCTGGTGGTGCTGCAGGATTAGCAGCAAAGGAAGCTGCAAAGCTGGGTGTAAGACAAGCACTAAAAGCTAAGATTAAAAACTTTGCATCACCTGCAGTTTTAAAAAGCCTAGCTGCAGAAGGTACAGTTGCAGGTGTAGGTGGTGCATATCAAGGTTATGAAAAACAAAGTGTAGAGAAAGATATTGGTCTACGTAAAGAGATTGATCCTACCACTGTTGCATTACAAGGTATATTAGAAGGTACACTTAGTCCTGTAGCAGGTGTAGCGGCTAGTATGCTAGGAACTGTTGCAGCTAAACCATTTAAATCTGGCTTTGAGATGGCAAGGACTGTTGTCCCTGAAGTTGAAAGAGCAACGGCATGGATGGAACGTAATCTTCTGCCTACCGCAGGTCTGTCTGAGGTTGAACGTAGACTTATTGAACGTAATGCAGGACAAGCATCTTCAATTAAAGATCGAGCAGATAAACTTACAGAGCAATTTAATACAGTTCTATCTAAATCTTTTACTCCTGAAGAAGCACAAGGCGAGAATAGTTTAATTAATAAAGCACTGCAAGGTGATGCAACTTCTCTTGAAGCAGTGACTGCAAAGGATGCAGAAGCAGGTAAAATTATAAATGACTTTTTTAATCTGCGTGAAGAAGCATTTAAATATGGAAAAGATTCTGCTTTAAATAAAAAGACAAGGGGATACTTTACTGAAGGTTCTGAAATTTATGATGCTAATTATGTCCGTAATGTTCCTGAAGCACATGCAGTAAATAAAAGAACACAAAATTTTAAAGAGTTTTTAAAAGAAAATCCAGACGTTCTTACAGAGTTAAAAGTTGCTATGCAAGAAAACCCTACCAGTAGTAGGTGGGAAAAGTATACTAGAAAATATATGTCTGAAGGTCAGGTTGTTAATCCTGATATGGAAGATAAACTTGTTAGAGAAGCAGCAGAGGAATTGTATGCTCCTTCTCGCAGCAGAAGAATTGAAACAGGAGCGTTTAAGCAGAGAGTACGACAAGATGTGGAAGAAGAAGATATCTTCCTAGAGCAGTTAGAGATTGTCAAATCTTCTAATAAGTTCAAGAATAAAACAGAAGCACAGCAACAAGCTGCTGCTCGTAAGAAAACTGCTGAGATAATGAAAAAGGAACTTCCTTCAGTAGTAAGAAAAATACTAGGTTATAATAACCGTCCTGCTATACGTATTGCAGAAACAATTAATGGTATTGTTGATACAGCAGCAAGAGCAAATACTGCCAGAGACATTGGTGCTAATTTAATAGAGAATGGTTTTGCCGTAAGAGCAGCTAATCCTGCAGAGGCTATTGCAAGATTAGGAACTGACGATATAATTCCTTTAACTCAAAGTGTATCTAAATATAAAGACAAAGATGCAGATGCAGTTATGTCTTTGCCGTATGAACGTGTTGATGATGATCTAAAAAATATATTCGTAAGAAGAGATGAAGGTCTTAAATTAAAAGAGTTATTCGATAAAAATTTCTTTGGTCATCAAGCTGCAGAAAAGGACAACCTTATTGGTACAGCTATGCGTTCTTTCTTAGGAACACAGGCTTTTGCTAAAGCAGGTAAGACAGTCTACAGTCCTATATCTATCATTCGTAACGCTTTAGGCGCAGGTGGTTATGTAATGGCAAGCGGTAATATCAAAGGATTAGCTAATGGTGGTAGATACATAGGTAATCTACTAAAGAAAGGTGGTTTAGATAATCCTGAGTTGAGAACAGCTATACGAGAGTTTCAAGATTTAGGTTTACAAGGATCAAACATTGATCTTAATCAAACTCTAAGACGCTTTGGTGATGTTACTGATCGAATGGATGATGGTAGCATTATGGAAAAGTTTATGGTTACTGGTGGTCTTAGCACATTTGGTAAACCCGGTAAAATAGCTGCTAAATTTGCAAGGGAAACATATGGTGGTATTGATGATGCTGCTAAATTTGCAGTATTTATGAATGAAAGACAACAAGCTAAAAAAGTATTTGATTCTTTTTCTCCTGAGATACAGCAAAGAAAACTAGCAGAGTTTCAACAACAGTATAGCGTAATAAATCCTACACGTGAAGACTATATCAACGAGCAAGCTGCAATTAAGACAGGTAATGTAACACCACTATATGGTCGCATTCCTCCGTTGTTAGAAAAGATGCGAGCATTTCCTATCATTGGTTCATTTACTGCCTATCCTGCAGAACGTCTACGTAACGTATATCAAATTCTTAAAACTGGAACTGACGAAATGGTTGAAGGTTTTGAGACAGGTAATGCAGCTTTACGTAATCAAGGTATTAAAAGACTTGCTTCTTTATACGCAGTGCAGGGTGCGATATACACAGGTGCATATGCTTTAAATGCTGCTCTTGGAGAAAATGAAACAGTAGACAAGATGAGAGCACACCTACCTGACTGGCAGAAAAACTCTGCACTGGTTGTAACAGGCAGAACAAAAGATGGTGTGCCTGAATATGTAGATGTTAGTTATCTAAATCCTGATCAATATGTTATTGCGGGTATTGTACCTCTTATGATGAAAGCATCACGTGGTGAAGATGTAAGTAAAGATTTAGATGAGTCTATTGTTCAAGCAGGAAAGAAACTATTTGAACCTTATGTGTCTCCTTCTCTTGCACTAGAAGCAGCTATGGATTTAGGTAATGTGATTACGGGTAAATCAACTGACGTTGCCAGAGACTTAGCCTCTATGGGTAAAGCATTAGAACCGGGATACACTAAGTTTGTACGAGACATGGCACAGGATGCAGAGGCATTTGAGAAGTTTGGTACTCCCGGTTCAGATGTAGAACGGTTCTTCTATCCTCAAAGGTTTGGTACAGTAGATGAACCTGCTGAAGGGTTTATTGATTTACTACAAAAGAATGGTTTAGTTTTTCCCGGCTTGAGAGAAGAAGTATTTAATCCTAAGAGAGTTATGGGATACACTCTTAATACAATTAATTCTAATGCACGGCAGAACTTTAATAGCTTTGCAGGTAAACTTGCTGACATGCTTGCTGATCCTAGATCAAGGTATGACTATGAAGAAGTTATGAAAGAATATAATGAAGTTCTTCAAGAGCAATTTACTGCACAACAGGCTATTCGCAAACTCTTTCAGGATATGGAAGGTATAGTAGGTAAACAAGAATTAATAAAAAATTTAAACTCATACGATCTACGTGGTGTAGTACCATCTAAAAATGCTATACGTGGTATTTTAAATGGCCGTTCTATTCCTACTACAAAAGCAGACAAGAGACAATTTTGGTTAGATATAAATAGAAACTTATATGAGAAAACTGGTGAGTACTACACTCAAGAGATAGCAGATTTAAGACGAAACATGGCTAAACTAGAAAACTTTTACCGTGGTGCTGATCTACGTGGTGATCCACCAGAATTACAAATTGGAGAATAACTATGGGTATACCATCATCAGTTACAAGATTTGGCAAGAACGAACCGTTTGATTTACAGGTATCTCGTAATCAAATATATGATCACAAGATCATCTTTAAATTTGGATTTAATCCAGATATTAACGGTGATGAAGAAACTATCTGGGATGCTGGTGGTATCTATGCCTATCCATCTGCAGCTACTGTAATGAAAGTTTCATCTAGTTCTACTGATGATACTGCTGCAGGTACAGGAGCAAGGACTATTCTTGTTCAAGGTCTTGATGGAGACTACAACGAGGTACAGGAAATTGTAACTCTCAATGGTCAGACAGCAGTAAATACTACCACCTCTTTTCTTAGAGTAAACAGAGCATATGTTCTGACAGCAGGATCAGGAGGTACAGCAGCAGGTAATATCTATGTGGGTGTAGGAACTGTAACTACTGGTGTTCCTGCTACTATCTATGCTCAGATTGCACTGGGAGAGAATCAAACTCTTATGGCAGTTTGGACAGTACCTGCAGGTTATACAGGATACTTTGATCATTTTAATGTGGCAACAGGTACAACAAATGCCAATCAGTACGTCGCTATCAGAGCAATACAAAGAAATTTTGGTGGTGTATTTAGAACTATGATAAAACAAACTATTGGGGCTGGTGGTGTAGCAGACTTTGTTCTTAAATATCCAATTGAAGTACAGGAAAAGACTGACCTTGAGATGAGAGCAGCTAGTTCAGGGTCAAACAATCTTGTGTCTGCTGACTTTTCTGTTATCTATATTAAGAATGTTTCTAACTAATGGAAATGGATGCGCAGTTTCTGTTTCAAGTTGGAGCAGTAGTTGCATCACTGTCTGGTGCATGGGCATTGGTGCGTGCACAAGTTAATACACTGAAGGCAACACAAGAAGAAATTAAAAGTGCTGTGGATGAGGTTAATAGAGAACTGGATACAGCAGAGAATAATGTAGCAGTGTTAAGACAACAGATAAAAGTTTTATCAGATATTCTCAGCCCAGATAATCTTGCAAAAGAAAATTCAAGACGTGGGGAAATTCAAGAGCAAATTAAAAGTTTACAAAAAGATGTACTAACTTTGCAACATATGCATAATGGTCGTCACCCTTTAATAGATGAACTAACTAGCAATCATCTTCAAGGTAATCCTCATTCTCCACAGAAGTAAACCAAGAGCATTTAAGAAACATCTTAGATGCTCTGTCTTCTCCCAATATCTCTAAGCTATTAACTATCTCTTGTTCTAGTTCAGCAATAGATTTAACAGCTTCTTCTTCTTTTGTAGAACGAATGCGGGACAGTACCTCTAGTGCCTTGATTGCACTGTTGGTATGTCCTGCACTCTTAGCATAATTGTATTGATTTTCTACCTCTGCAATAACATCAATGCGTGTCTCAAGTTCCTTCTCAAGTTCCTCAATACGCTCATTAATCTCAGGTCGTTGCTTTAGTCTATGACCCTGTGTATGTGCAGATACATCTGAATATCCTGCAGCTTTAGCAGCTTCAGTAGCATTACGGTACATCACATAGGCTTGGCAGAACTTCTCCTGCTTTAGATTAAGTTCCTTCATTTACAAAACTTTTCCCATGTAAGGTTATGGCTTAGTATCTGACGAGCAGTATCGTTAGAAAGAGAGTCAGCATCACTGATCATAATTGGAGATGACCAACTACAGTACGCTGCCTCTCCTCCAACGCTTGCGCAACCGCTTAATAACAACATCGTCAGACATACGACTAACTTCGTTCTCAATTTTGTTTCTTTCCTGTGTGTTCTTTACTGCCTGCTCTAGTTCCTTTTTCTGTGCATTATCTCTTCCTGCCTTGAATGCAAAGATCAAGGGAAGTATCTTGGTAAAGATATTTAGAACAGAAGAAAAGAGAGAAAGCATTACTCAGCCTTAACTTCTTTAGGTTTTTCTTCAGGCTTTCCTGTTTCCTTGGCCTTGCCGATAGTAAGACTTAGAAACTCTACTACTTTATATAGCTTGCCTAGAAGTGTGTCAGGATCAGGAGTTTTAGTTCCTGCAATGATAAGGCTAGCTACTGTAATAATGCCTGTGACTGTACTGATAATAACATCTGAGTTATTTGTAAGAAGTTCAATCATTTATTTATCTCCTTTAAGCTGCTTGCTTTGTAATTAAATCAATGTAGTAAACTTTATCTGCCTGCTTTGAGGTTTTATATACCTCAGAGACAAGAGTATTTTCTCCATACATGAACACATTCATTTCAATAGAGTCATTATCAAATAACTTTTCGCAATCCTGTGCCATAGCAAGAAGTTCACCAGTAGTCCAAAACTCTGAACCGTTTGTCTCTACCTTCATGTACTTGTTTCTACCGTCTTCTAACTTTTCTTTCAGATCAATAGCTGTCTCATCAGGGAATGAACAGTCAAAACCAAACAGATGAAAGTTTCTAAAGCCAAATATATGCATCATGCCTATTGCTCTCATTGCTGCACAAGTACCACCATTAACAAACGTAGTGTCTTCAGGTACATTTAGGTTCTCGTTTATCTTTAGACTCTTACCCTTCTGATTCTTAACTGTATTAGCTACTGCCTGTGAGTAAGCGTGCCAGCCATACACCTGATTAGTCTTTGATAACAACAACTCTGTCACTGAAGGATCAGTCATTGACGCAACAAAGAACATGGTGCTTGGATCAACTGTCTCAAACAAAGTAGATCGTACAACACCGTGCGTACTTTCACCTTCAATAGGTCGAGGGTCTAGTATAACACATGCCCATGGTTTTATACCAGCCTTGAGCAACTTTGGATAGCTGTGTTTTACACAGACAATTCGTCCATTTGTTTTCTTTTGTAGCTTCTTTAGTTTCTTAAAGTCAACGGATGATCCACCAGATACAATGATAGCATGTTCGTCATGCACATGACAGTTACGAATCATGTCCCAACTGTTAATAAGTTCTACATTCTTATTGATATTGTCAACGATGTTATCCTTTGGTACAGAGTCACGTGGCTGAACTACAATAGGTACACGCCTAAACTCTACAGGTAAATCAGGTACGTCATCACCATTAAGTAGCACAGCTAGATGAGTATGCCCACCCTCTCTTACTCTGTCCTGTGAAGGAAGAACTGTAATACGTTTGTTGGGCAGAGACTTTAGAAAACGATTTACTACCTGACGTTTCTCATCAACAATCTTTCCTTCCTGATCCTTTGAAAAGAAATTATTAAAGATAATAACAGGAACATGGTCAAGGTTGTCATAGTCTGCCTTCTTTGTTTCCTCGCTGTTACCTCCATCAATGAATGCAAAGGATACATTCTTTAACTTACTGCGGTGTTTCTTTAGTGTCTTCTTGCTGTCACCCTTGTACAAGTCAAAGGTAAACGTCTTGTCCTTCTCTTTCATCTTCTCTGCAAATTCTGTTAGACGTTTTGTTACAGCTTCCATAGCATTGTGTGCTTTACCATTAAACTCTAACTCGTCTGTCTCTGTTGTTGCATCTTCAAATAGATCAAAGCCTGTGTAGTGTAGTGTGTCAGTCTTCTCAAATGCAGCAAGAGACATTTCAATAGCACGTCCACCATTCCATGTACCTACCTCAACGATACTATCAGTAGCGTATGTACGTACCAGATCAGCAAGCTGACGGTAGCGAGGAAGATTAACATCAGGTGTAACTTCTTCCTTAGATAGCTGCTCCTTTAAATTACCCTTGTAGTGTACCATGTATTGTGACAGCGGTGAGTTGGCAAAGGCAGCCAATCCAGTAACATTTGGTGTGAGATTGTGTGCCTTCATTCCATGAGCAAGGTAGATTTTTAGAAGACGTTCAAAGATAAATCCATCATGCCATTCACGATACGATACTACCTCACCAATATCATAGCATCCCCTCAGATCAGCAAGCAGATAGTGTGGTGACTGATAGTCAAGGTTAAATGCAACAAAAGAAGTTTCACTGTAGTCTGTGTCCTGCCTTCCCAAGTAAACCAATTCACACTTGTTTGGAACAATCTTCATTAGTTTATTTTTAGAGAAGGGTTTTGTAGTTACAGTATCTGCGTCCAACCAGATCATCCAGCCACCCTTTGCTTCCTTGTCACCAATCTCTAGGGACAGATCAGTCATGGCATATACTTTGTGTGACCACTTGATAGCATCCATGCGCCAATTGTACTGCATCTTGCCACCCTCAGTACCATCGTGGTCCTTCATTCTTTCTCGATAGTTCAGCATGTCTTGAACATCATTTAGATTACGATACTCAATAACTTCTGACTGTGGAAAGTCAGCTACTAATTCTTCAGGGCAGTCATGGTAGTAAGCAATCAACTTCAGATCGTTCTTCCAAAACTTAGCCACTGACTCTAGCATATTCTTAGCGTAGCTTACATAACCACTATCACTAAATGATGTTACAAATCTAACCATTTTGTTCACTCATCTCCTTATATAATTCAGTCCACTCTTTTGCATAGTGGTTGTCTATCTCTCTCTTACCATCCCATCCTCTGAACAATGGTCCTCCTGTTGTAAAGTGTACACACTTAGGATCAATGCTTTCAGATGAATGACCGTCAAGCCAGTTCCACTCTTCAGCCAGTTGTGCTACTTTATCTGCCCAATATAAAGAGTGTAGCCAGCTACCATTCTTAACATTAACGTCAGCTACAGTAAGTTCATTTAATTCTGGACTTGCACAGTTCCAAAGCATAAAGCTAGACCAGTTCTTTCTGTAATAAGACTGCTGTAACTGGTTGTCCATTTTGTATGTATCTTTAGGAACATAGTTGTGGTGGACGCAGGCAACACTAAAGTTTCTGTCTGAGAACATATTAAATAGTTTCATAACGTCATCTCTAAAGTACATGTCGCAGTCAACAAACAGGGCAAGACCTTGATGCACATTAAGGAATGGTACAAGAAAACGTGTGAAACTAAACTCAGTAGAGAAAGGCTTATTGTCAAACGTATCTACCTGCTGTCCTTCCTTGATAGTACCTGCTCTCCAATACAAACCTGAACGTCTTACACTATCCTGAGTAAGACGTACAATATTTACAGGACCAGAAGTATATTTATTAATGCTGTATTCCAGCACATCACAGTACGTTTTTTCCTTTGGATCATATCCTATGTAGATTGTAGGAAGACTACTCATTAGTAGCTTCCTCTGCAATCTTTTCTGTAAGTTCTTTGAATGTAATAAACTCTGAAGGTATCATAAAGTATTCTAGTGTAGTTAGAATAGCAGACTTTAGTTCATCTTCAATAAGATCACTACTAAGATCATCAATGACAACACTCTTTAGAATCTCTACTACAATGTTATCACAGGTAGTTGTTGTAAGGTCTACCTTTATAGTTGGTTCAAGAAAACTCATTAATACTCCATGTAAAAAGGGGATACATCAGCGAGTACCGCCACCACCTTGATGTATCCCCAGTTGTTATGCCTACTTTATTGCGATCAACTTAGGTTGTTCTTCTTCAGGAACAACTTCTTCCAATGTAACAGTAAGAAGACCATCCTTTAAGCCTGCGTCTCTTACTTCCATAGTGTCAGACAAAGAGAATGATTTACGGAACTTACGTGCCGCAATACCTGTTACAATATAGTTCTTACTATCGTCACCTTCTCTGTCTCCAACAATAGTAAGGATACTATCCTTCAATTCAATCTTGATATTTTCTTTTGAGTAACCAGCAACAGCAAGTGTTAGCTTGTAAAAATTACCATTCTTTTCCAGATCATGTGGAGGAAATGCGCCAACATTACTTGGCACACGCTTGAACAAATCTTCAAAAGTAAATCCCAACATATAGTCTGGGAGTGTCTTAGAGTTTTTATTAATGTAGTCGATAAAGTTCATTGTTATCTCCTTGTTAAGCAAGTTAATTAAGTACACCACTATGGTCGTACCATGCATATACTACTACAGTATACAATTGTTGTCAAGAAAAAAGTTAAGTAAACTTTTCTCCTCTAAACCAACAGACAAGAGAGCATCGTTCTCCTTCCTTCACCTTAGTTATACGATGATATACAAAGGAAGGAAAGACAGCAATGCTACCAATCTTTCGCATCTCTTTAAGAGTAGCAAACCTATCTCCATTCTGTGGATGCACCCACTTCTGTACTTGTAGATCACCACCCTTAAACTCACTGTTAAGTGTGACGCATACTGCCAGCTTTCTTCTGTAAGGATCAGAGGGTAGTTCTACGCCAGTATCCATGTGCCAGTCGTAGAACTGTCCCTTGCCATAGAAAGAAATCTGTGGAGTTTCAAAACAATTTATGTGAAAGTCCCAGCCAGCTTCTTTGTTAGCTGTCTCTGCGTACAGTTGTAGAATGGAAGTTAGTTCAGGATTTTCTAACCAAGTAAGTCTGCTATTCCTTACCTCTTGAAGTAAAACACTATTGCCATTCTGATATACATCAGCTTCCTGACTGTCTAACTCCTTGGCAATACCTACTATACTATTGCATAGTTCTTTTGGTAGTACTTCTTTATACGTGTGGTACGTAAGCATTAAACTCCGCAACTCCCTCCATGTCCAGTAATATCACAAATGTCATGTGTCTCTAGTCCTTCCTCAAACTCTTCACCTAACTTATCCACAGCTTCAGCATAAGGTACTGATGTTAGTGGCTGTCCACCACGACAGCCATCAGGGTATACAGTAAAGCCCCGTAAACGGTGAGCGTAAGAAGCAAGTACATCAGTAAAGCTGTCAACAGTATCTTCATTGTTAAGTTTACTTCCCCATGATGGTAAGTTAATAGTTGAAGAGATAGACATGTCAACGTAGTCCTGTACGTCTGCCTGAAACTTGATTCGTCTCTGATAGTCTTCAGCAAGATCAAGAGCAGATTCAATCTTGTCAGGATTAGCACCATACAAGTCTATCAGTTCCTGTGCTGCACTGTCAACAACATACTGATAGTGCCAACGTGTGCCTCCCTTCAAGTACCGTCGCTTGTAAGCAACAGCAAAGATAGGTTCAACACCCGTACTTGTACCTGCAAGAATACCAATGCTTCCTGTTGGTGCAATAGCACGGTTAGCTACTGGTGTGCTGCAATCAAACTCACTTGCAGTCTTCTTTGAAACTTCATCACTAATACCCTTGTATACACCCAACCACTTATGCAGTTCAGGTGTTACCTCGTACTTGTAACTACGCTTGATCAACCACTCATGCATACCCATCAAACCAAGACCAAGCCTACGATTTTTAATACGTACATCGTATACCTTTTCGTAAGGCAGCTTTGCCTTGAATGTACCACACATAAGAAACTTAGTGGCTAGAGTAACGATATCCTTAAACTCTTGAAGGTTGTCTACTCTACCAAGGTTGATTGATCCTAAGTTGCATACGTCCGAATCGTCTTCCGAAGTAACTTCAGTGCATGCATTACGAAGTGTTTCATTTTCTTTGTCGAAAAAGTTAAACGAAAATCCCGGTTCAGCGGTGCGCAGTGCTTGACGAACATTCTGCTTAAATGTATTCCCAACATCTCCTGTCTCCCAGTAGTTAATTAACCATTCAGTATCGTAGTTCACGCTGATGTTTGTCATGTCCAGCGGAGCTATGTAATTAAAATCTTGTTCCTTTATCTGACCGATAGTAAAACCTGTGTTACCAACGGGCATGTCATACCAGTTCTTGCTGGTAAGAAACTTTTCTACATCAGCATGTTTCCAGTTAAGACTGGCATAGATAGCAGATCGTCTGCTACCACCCTGCATAACCCGTCTGCCAATCTCGTTGATCATCAACATCTTTGGAATAGGTCCAGAAGAAAGACCGCCAGTACCTGCCAGTACTCTTCCCTCTTCACGGTAGACAGAATAGTCTACGCCAATACCACCACCTGTCATCAGACATGACTCTGCCTTCCATGAAAGGTTTGCCCAGTCTTCCCGTGTATCTTCTTCTGCTCGTAGTAAGTAACAGTTGTTGAAGAACTTGTTAGGTCGGCCAGCGTAGTATAAGTACCTACCACCGGGAATAAACTTCAAGTCAGTAATGTATTCCTTTAGCTGTTCCTTCTCGTCTTCCTTGAGATAAGGACTGCATACATCATCAACAAGAACTGAAGCTAGACTTGACCATGTTTCACAGCCATGGTGTGCGTACTTATGTTTGAAGATATCTTCACTAAACTTGGAACGGAACATAGGGTTTTCATTAGATCGAAAAGTAGGCATATACTTTATTCTCCCTTGGTTACTTGATCGTGGACATAAAGCATGATTATCGCATAGTGGATAATCTTTAGCAAGTCCTTCCTGTTCTTTCCTTCCTTGTTACCATATCTCTTCCAGTATTTCAATATGTTACCCATGACAAAACCCTCGCCATGTCCACTGTCAAGGATGATATCAGTGGCTTGATATTTACCCTTGGCATAATGTTCTGTATAAGTAGACGAAATGTATTCATGCATCTCGTCTATATATTCTGACTCATCAAACCTAAAGTTAGGAAGTTCTGAGTATAGCTTAGTAATCTCTGCATCTCTTTCCATAGTATCTCTCCTAGTCAAAGGTAAGGACGGCATTGATACGCCTACGAACATATTTAATCTCCTTAGATTTAAGAACTTTGAATGCAAAGCTACGAACATAGTCTGCATCCACACCTGCTATATCACAGACAGTACTAAAATCTTCAGCAGTAACACCTACAGAGGCAAAGAACCATGCCTTTGCAGCATCACGTGCTGTCTTAGATTCTACTGATTCTCTATTATTTTCTGGTTTGGTAGCATCAAGCATTGCCTGTAAGACAACACCAAGAAACATTATCTGTTCAGGACTTGTTGTTTTGTTTTCTACGAGACTTTCCACTTCTACCAGAAACTTTTCTGTTCCCTCTCTCATCTAGCCAACTGTCAGGAATACCATCAGAGAGTTTACAAAACACAAAGTCGTTCTTGTTACACCAGTCTGCATAGGTAGTCTTTGCTCCTTTGTTTAATTTCTTGTTAGGGTTATCGAATACAAATCTTACATCCAAGTCAGGATTAGACTGCCTAAGAAAAAGATGTTTCTTTCTGTCTTCTAGTGTGAACCTACCTTTCACCTCTAGTATAATACCAGATGGAAGAATAAAGTCAGGAAGATATTTCTTTGACTCGATCCACATGTACGGAATGTAGTGTGGTTCAAACTCAAAGTCAATGTCTAAATTTATAAGGTAGTCTGCTGCTCTTCTTTCTGATCGTGATCTGAATCTATAGTTCTGGGACATTAGGTTCACGTTCTACATGTGTTAGATGTTTGACATACGTCGCATATTGGAATGAACGTAGTCCCTTGCCACCATTCGCATCAGACCAGCAATCAAACTTATGAGAGCAATAATTACACCCAGTATCCAGACGCATATTCCCAGACTGGCCATCAGGCACAGCATCATAGCAGCGAGAAGGTGGCTTGTCACTGTCGATAGCTTGTCGTAAGTAGTTAATTTTTTCTTCTGCATTTATCATATCCATATGGTGAACAGGACAGTAAGCAATCTCTCCTGTTGTCTTGTCGATAACTACCCAGCCTGCTTCCCTTACATTGTTTGCTTGAGCATATGCAGATAGCTGTGCCACATAACCAAACGGGTCTTCCTTAAATATTTTTCCTTCAGTAAACTTCTTGAAGGAGAAGGAAGACGCACTCTTAAAGTCAACAAGCACACCATCAACTACTGCATCCTGATGACCAACAACGTCATTCAATACTACCTGCTTCTGTTGGTCAGTAACTTTATGTCCGGATACTTTAGAAAGAAAGACAAGAAGTGCTTCAAGGATATCTCCATAAAGAAACTTGATGTAGTCAGAACCAGCCAGTTCTTCCTGTTCAGTTGATCTGACAGAGTACCATGTCTTACGTGCTGGTTGACCAATCATTGACAGCCTTAAATTATTTCTTGGCTTTCTTTCCTCAGTAAGAGCATCGACAACAGCATCAGTAACATCCTTCGCTAGTTCCTGCAGAGCAGTAGCAGGAATCTTTGTAGATTCATCACTGGTGAATAGACTGTAAATGTCCTCTACCAAAGTATCAATTGTTTTCTGTGCTGTTGTCATTTTAATTACTCTGCTGCTTGTGGTTCACCCACCAAACGATAGCGAGTATACGGTTCACCTGATGGTGTTTTAGCAGTGACAGTAGTAATGTCATACCCACGGTTACGAAGACGTGAGATATCTGCAGTTAAGTTCTCTGACCATCCATGTTGGATAGCAGTCTTACGTGTAACACGCATACGCTTACGTAGTGCACCAAGTAGTTTACCTTCATTAGTCATAGTCTAGTTCCTTTGTTGAGTTGGTTATATAATCTGACAGTCCCTCTCCACACCTGTCAGCAATCGTTGTCCTAAGTAAGTGACAACCCCGTGTGTAGGGACGGTTAGAACGGAATTTCTTCACCCGTATCTAAGTTATTTCCTACAGTATAACCACCCTCTACTGCAGAGAAATCCTTATTGTCACCGTACTCTACAAGGTCTACGACTTGTAAAGCCATCAGGTCAGAAGCTACGCCCTTCTTCTTGTTGTACTCCCACTCATACGTAGCAAACTTAACATTGACCATGCTTCCGTTGCCAATAAGACTACCGTCCCAATTATTATTCTGTGAGTCTTTAACGATTGGAGAAGGACGTTCTGAACCATCACGCTTGTAAACCTTGCGCTTGATCTTTACAAAGTCTCCACGATCATCGCCCTTATTCTGTACGGTAAGACCAAGGCTTTCAACCAAACTTTTAGTATCCTCATCTAAACAAATATCGACAGAGTATACTGGTTCGTAAGTTGTATTGGGAGAAATTACACTTGCCCAATAAGCCTTGCCAGAAATAATATGTACATCACTCATGTTAGTTTTCCTTTCTAGGTTTAATCGCCACACCATGTGGCTTTTCATTCAACGATTTGCGAATTATGCCTGATCACATTCACAGAGTCAAGCACTTTTTTTAGTGGTTATAACTTTTTTACTGCTTCGTAATAGTCCATCAACTCCTCTTGTCCTACATTGTAACAGGGTCTAACAAGCTTACCGTCTGCTCTATTGAAGTTCTCTTCCTTGATGAGCAGATGGCATGGGTAAAATCCTCTTAGCATAAAGTAATCATCAGATATCTTTATGACCAAGGCAAATAGATCAATAACTCCAAGACACTTATTACTTACAGCAAGTAGTCTACCGTTGGCATGATCTGTTGTCTTAACGTCAACAGTAAGACCGTCAAGAAGTAAATCTCCTTTATCAGTTCCTCTCTCCATTGAACGTATACCAATATCCATAACACCATTCGGATACTCACCAATAATTTTGTACAGTGCTAACTCTCCAGCAACACCAAGGATATCAAACTTATAAGGATCATTTTTGTCTCGTTTAGCAGCAGTGTCCTTTACACTTTTCTTTCTATTACTATTATAACGTGCCTGACCTATATCAGTGTACAATTTAATTTCAGTATCTTCAAGATATATCAGTGTGTTTCTGACCAGTTCTGGCCTATCTTGTATTCGCTGTCTAGTGGACATTTTATTTTCAAAACCTTTTCTGTTTGTTTCATCGCTAGTTTAGTTAGCTCTCCAAATCTATCAGCCTGTGGTCTGTATACCTCATGCTGATACTCATCGTGAATAGACGCAACTAACTTGGCATTGACATTATGCTTACGCACCAGAGTATTTATCTCCACTAGCCACTGCTTACAGATAACTGCACCTGCACCTTGAATGAGAAGATTGACTGCTGCATGTTGGTTACGAACCTTCAACCATCTACCATCAAGACCTTTAAGATAACCTCTTTGACTTGCCCTGTCAACCCTTTCTCTTAGCAAAGCTAGAGCAGGGACGTTACCAAGGAACGTATCTATCAGACGCTGACCATCCTGTGATGTACCACCAACGATCTGTCCTATCTTTGCTGCGCCTGCACCATAGATAAAGGCATAGATAAATGTCTTGGCCTGATCACGTGTATCAAGTCCTGCTGCCTTTTGATTTGATGTATGAATGTCACCTTCCACAACTTCTTTTGTAAAGGAAGGATCGTTAAGGTAATGAGCTAATGCTCGTAGCTCAAGCGAAGAAGCGTCGCAACCAACAAGAACATTAGCTGCATCTCCAACAGTCCAGCATTCCCTACACTCCTTACCATACGGTGAGTAAGACGCAGGAACTTGTGCCATGTTAGGAGAATGATGTGCCATCCTACCAGAGATAGCACGTAGTGTAAGAACTTGTCCATGTACTTTACCGTCCTCATGTACTGCATCAACCCATGACTGAACCTGAGCAATACGTTTCTTTAATGTAAGATATTCTGCAATCATCTGTGCTTCAGGGATATCAACTCCGCGAAGCACAGATTCATCTACGATTGCATGTCCTTTTTCAGTGAACTTATCTGGTTGCCAACCACACTTGACTAATCGACTAACGATCTGCTGACGGGAGGCAAGGTTAAATGTCTGGTAGTCAATCGAAGTGTGTGGTCCTGCAACTGTTGTTGGGTCTTGTATATGCCGCAGACCCACAGAAGAAAGACTGCCGTCTTTTTTGTAACGAGGTGTGATTTCTTTAATCGCCACAGGAATAGGAATAAATCTTGTTTGAACTTCTCGTTCCAACTCAAATGACTTGTCCTGTAGTTGTGCGATAAGGCTAGTTGCTTTCTGTAAATCAAGAGTAAACCCATTCCTTTCTTGCTGACTAACCAACGCCCGTATCTTGTATTCAAGATCAATAGCACGTCGATCAATCTTTTGTATGTCTGGTTGAAGGTTAATCCAAACCCGTTCAGTTATGTCCACATCTCTTTTACAATACGTGACCATCTCTTCAGACAGGTGGCTAAAGTCTTTAAAGTCAATCTTATTGAACTGAAGTTTCTCACCCCATGCCTCAAGAGAATGACCGTTATCTCTTACAGGATCGGTTAGTTGAGACAGTATCAATGTGTCCTCTACCTGTGAGAGTTTGATCTGTGTACCTAACAGTCTGTTAAGAGTGGGTGCATCAAACGATATCCCATTGTGCATTATAAACTTGTTCACTCGTTTAGCAAAGAGGGGAAATGTATCAATGCACTGATCACCCTTCCAGACATGATGCTTACCTGTTTCTCTGTCCTTTGCTACGATACAGTGCACCAGTGTAGCGTCAAGAGAATCAGTTTCAATGTCCAGTACTACATCCATTACAGTGCCTCTTCTAAGTTATCTTCCTCCCCATTATCGCCTAGATTGTCTACCTCTGTCAAGCGTCCTGTGTCCTTGTTAAAGAACAGATGGCATGCAACACCAGTATCTCCTGCGTACCTGTTCTTCAGCACGCGAATGGTAGTAGTGTTGGAAATGTTAGGATCATCTGATTGCTGATCACGTTCCATAGCTACCACTGCATCAGACAACTGTGCAATAGATTGTGATCCACGTAGATGAGCAAGGCTAACTTCCTTGCCGTCTTCATGTCCCTTGTCACCACTGCCTCTGCGTAGGTGAGAGACAAGCAGCAGTGCTACGTTAGTCTCTTCCACGATGGATCGTAGCTTGGTCATCAGGTTGTCAATGTTTCTACGCTCATCGTCACCCTCCAGACCTGACACAAGAATGGACAGGTGATCAAGGAATATCCACTTGCAGTCCAAGGCTTTGATCATGTAGCGAATACGTCCAAGTATCTCGTCAGTCTTCATGCTACCAAAGTGATCGAAGGCAAAGAATCTACGTGTACCTACTGTTGCTTGCTGCCATGTAATCAGGTCTTCACGGCTGAACTGTTCTCGTATCTCCCTGATGTACAGTCGAGCGTTAGCTTCCACCGACATGAGATGAAAGATAGTTGAACGTACATTCTCTTCCAAAGAGATAACACCAATGTTTTCTTCTGTGTTGTTCAGAACATGGTGCATCAGTTCTCTGATCACACTTGACTTACCAGTGCCTGTACCTGCAGTGAACGTAACCAGTTCACCAGTACGAATACCATATAGCTTGTCGTTGATACCGTGCCAAGGATAGAGACAGGTCTTGTAGTTACCTTCCTCATACAGTGCGTCACCCATGTCAGCAAGATTGAGAATACCTGCAGGTGTATATATCTTAGCGTTCCACCATGCACGAGTAAACTCTTCACGCTTACCGTTCTGAATGTACTCACATGCATCCTTGTACTCAAGGTGCACGATCTTGCATTGGTTAGGTTCAAAGAGAGAAGCAACCTGCTTTGCTGCCTTACGCCCTGCATCGTCGTTGTCAAAGCAAAGTACAATGTTCTCGTACTGAGACAGGTATTCTAGGTTTGCTTTACAGTTGCGTAGTGCTGATGCAGCACCGTCCTTGATGGAAAGGACAGGCCATTTACTGCCAAGCATTTCATATGCAGCAAGTGCATCAAGTTCACCTTCACAGATGGTAACGTACTTGCCACCCTGATTGAATAGGTTTTGTCCAAAGAGTGTACCTTGTCCTACATTACCAATGGCTCGAATTTCCTTGGGCAGATTACGAACCTTGTCACCTACATGATTGTTGTCCTTATCATAGTATGGATACAAGTGCTGAATGATCTTGTTTGAATTGTCTCTTACTGTTCTTACGTTGTACTTCTTACAGGTAGCTTCTGAAATCTTACGGTCTGGAATGCTAGTGATCTGGCCATTGATGGTCATAGGTCGTACCGTGTTGTGTTGCTGTTGAAGTTCTGACATGCTGTCATCCTTTGATTTAAAGTAAGTTGAACAACTGTAACACCAAGAATGACCATCACTGTACGTCATACATGCATCACTGGATGGACACTCAGGGCAAGGACCACGCTTTACTACGTGACTCTCTGTTTTTATCATAGCTTTACGATCCTGTAAACAGTTTCGTTTCTTTCGCCATACACAGTGAGCTTACGCTGACTGCGGCTTAACTTGTTAGCGTACTTGAGATGGGTAGTCAAGGACTTTATTGACTCAAGAACATCCTGCATCTCGTCTAGTGTGCCTGTATCAACAGACTTGTTGTTGGTCTTGTTCACCAGACGGTACATATTTTTTATCCTTGTGTTTAAGTTTACGTGAGTAAAGTGTCTTGTCCTTGACAACCTTATGTCCCAGTGCACGCATCCATCGCCAGTTAGGATCACGATGTTTGGCTATCTTTTTCATAGTGGTTACTCCTCTAGGTTGTTTAGTAAATCATCGACAAAAGCCATGTCACCTGCCATAATCTCCTCTGTTTCCATTGATGCTAGTTTCTTTGCTTCTTTTCTGTTGTACCCTTCTTGCATATACATTGTCAACAGTTCTCGAAAGATAATCTTTCTGTCCTTTTCCCAGAGGTTCTTCATTTACCCTGCCCTCTGTATCTCTTCCAGTTCTTACGCTTGTGTTTATTCTTGGGGTTAGTGTTAGCTGAATGACCAATGCTTGTCTGTTGGTGCTTGTTCAGTTCTAACTTCAACTTAGTTCCTATGTCTTTCTTACTTGCCATCTGTTAGTGCCTTCCATGATACAGGAAATAAATCCTTGATGATGTTATTCCAACTCTCTGCCAGTTCTTGTATCTCTTTTTGTGCGTGCTTGTCAATACGTAACTTGTATGCACGGGCAAAGGCAGAGAGAGAACCAGTAACATAATAACTTGTGTACATAGACTGAGGCAAGACCATCCTTGCTTGTTCAGCACACACTCCAATACTGAGCAGTTGCTTATATGTTTTCAGACAGTCATAATAAATTTCTTCTGGAGACAGGATAAGACCATTAGCTTCTTCCTTGTCTCTTAGTTTACCGTTAACTTCCTGTGACGTTAACCCGGTATAATGTGATCCTTGTTTTACATTATCAGCTTTGAATCTCCAAAGATCAGGAAGGTAAAACTCTGGTGTGTCATCAACGTACCGTCTACTTACTTCGTTATAACTAAATCCTATTGTATGTTTGAACCTTTGCCTTGCAACAAAGATAGGCACAGTTTCTCTCAGCGTTATCATGCAGTGTGTGAACGGTGTGAAGTGATCATGCTTGGCAAGGTAACGGATCAGTGCAGCATCCTTCGATGACAGTTCCTTACGTACACTATGGTTTACTTCCCATTCACTCTCCTTATCAAAGGACACACGAGCAGCATTGACTACGGTCAAGTCAGTGCCAAGGTAACTTATAAGTTCAGCTTTCATTATTGGCTCACAAAACTAATTAGGTGCACGGGTATCATTACTGCAATGGTAGAGTTGCCGGTGAACTGCATACTTGCAATAAGACTTTCTTGTGGTGGATAGATTAGAGTGTAGTTGTTAAACAGGTTTGAAGAACGCATCAATGAATAGTTAGCTACGCCCTTCTCAATACCCTCAAAGTCATCGAGACATATGACAGCATCTTCTTTAAGAATCTTAGATAGTTTTTCAATATCATTTTTCTTAACTCGTCCATCAATGTTCACCATGTCAAAAGACAATTGACTATTATCTAGTAGTCTGTCCAGCATCTCTTCACTTGGTTTGTTGTACTGTACAATTTTACAGGCAGTATGTGATGGCAATGGTATGTTATTGTTAACGTCACAAGTATGTATCTCCACACCCTCTCTGTCAATACCCTGTGCCATGGACAGAGTAGACTTACCAATATAAGTTCCTATCTCTAGTATATTTTTTGGCTGAAAGTAACGAGCAAGACAATACAAAGCGAAGCAACTGAACGGTGGAATAGAACCTGTTGGTATCTGTGCTTTCTTTTCAAGTTCATTAAGCATCCTCATAGTGTCGAACAGTTCATTCCTTTCTGCACACCAAGACGAAGACTGTTCAAATACTTTATTCCAAAACGATTTGGAAAGTTCATAGGTAGATATTCTAATAGGATTCATTTAACTTTCTTTCTGATATCTCTTCAAGTTTAGCTTCAGTTGCTGATAGTTTTTCCTTTAAATAATTTACCTGTTCTTTAAGTTCTTTCGTTCTTTTGTATTGTTCGTACAGTTGTTCATTTAATATCTTAACTTCTTTCTTTAAGATAAATAGTTCTGTTGTCATGCTAGAAACTCCTTAAAAATTCTGTCTCTCACATTTGATATACCCTTTGCAAGTTTGAACAGGTCATCATGCTGTAGCTTGCTAGAAGCTACTATGTCATTCGTTAAGTCAAGCAACTCATTCAAGTCTTTGATAAGATTAGGAATAACGCCTGTCTTGTAGTCTGTCATTCTTCTTTCCTCGCTGTCTATCAAACCTTGAATATAGATACGTACTCTTACTGGGTCAAGATGTACAAGTTCTCTGCTTGAGATATCGTCAACAAAATTTTTAAGATCATGTGACAACACTCTCATGTTAGAAGGTATCCGTAAAGCCAGAGTCAGGATACTCTTCTTCCAATAACTTTTTAAGTTTTGGTTTGAATGACTTACTCTTTGTTTCTAGCATGTGTATTGTACATCCAAGTTCAAAGCACAGATAGTCAATGTCTTCCTCTCTGAACATATCACCTGTATTATCTACATAGTCAAGAGCAAGATCATCAAAAGAAATTTTCTTGACGGGTTTTACACCATGATCTGCATCAAGATAGAAGGCAACATACAGTCCATCGTTGTGCATCTCTAGTTGCACACCAATGTCATCAATCTTAAAGCTACCCTTGATCATAACTGTTCTAGTCCTTTCTCTGTTGTGTAATAAACTTTACGTAGACCAAACTCTACGATGCATCTATAGCATCCCTTGCATGGTTTTGCAAGAGTTGTTTTGAATTTGTTTGTACGTTCATGTTCTCTCTTCACACGTACAACAACCATCGTACACCTAGACAGGTCATCACCTACTGTACGTACTGCGTTCTTGA